AATTGTAATATATTTTGTGTTAGTTGCATGTGACAAACACAATAACATGTACGTATTTGTGTTATACAACAATTACTAATTCTATTAGCATTACCAACACAACTACTAATACTAATACATAATAAAATACGTGATAGTTGCTTATTACGTATATGTGTTCGTTATATATTATTAATACTATTTCTACTACGTCATATAATACATATTTGTAATTGTGTTAAACAACTATTACGTCATAGTAATAGTCATATAAATAAAAATAGTATTAGTAATTGTATTGTATTTCTAAAACAAACACAATACATAATACTAATACTATTTAAAACACTATCACGTAATAGAAATATAAAACAAATACATAATATATTACGTGTTATAACACATAAAGTAACACAAGAAATAACACTTTTAATAACACATACTATAATACAAAGGTTTGCGGGGTGTTATCACGCATTACAGACCGTCTAATCTCGCCCAGATTCACATCTGTTACGTCTTCTATGAAAGGAGATATGTCGTAAGTACGCCCGTCACTATTTGCGAATAGAGGTGCACTTATCTCCATATGGTCTTTTGCTCGAGTGCTAGCCACATAAAACAACCTACGTTCTTCTTCAACATTTCCATTCATGTCATGTGGGAAGTTGTTGTTTGTGAGTGAGGGGAGAAACACTACTGGGAACTCTAAACCTTTGCTGGCATGTACAGTCATGAGTTTTAGTCCATTTGCATTCTTCCCGGTGTTTTTCTTGATGATTTCTACGTGTCCGAGAAAGGCTTCTAAGTCACTAAACTTTTTAGATAAACCAATCAGTTTGTCGATAGCACCTGTCTTCATTTCAGCATCAATCGTGTTTAAAGCTGTTTTCTCGATGTGTTCTACCAATCCCGACTTATCGCATATATACTGTAGGAAATTGCTTGTAGACATGTTGTCGAGCTCATCACGCAATTCATCGAATAAGTCAGGGACTTTTCTGATGTTGGAAGTATATCGCCCCATGCTAACTTGTCTAGCAGCTTCCTCATATGATATGTCTTTCTCAAAAGCATAAGAAGCCACGTCTGCAATAACCTTATTACTTATATATCGGTTAGGGGTATTCATGATACGATTAATTGATATGTCATTATCAGGATCAATCACATGTTGTGCGTAAGACAGTAAGTCGACAATCTCTCGGCGGTCGAAGAAACTCTTACTGGTCGATACGTCTACAGGGATACTGTGGTCGGCAAAAACAGATTCATACTCTGCTAATTGATTATTAGTTCTTAGGATAATAGCAAAGTCTTTGTATTCTAAACCATGCTCAGATCTCAACTCATTTACTCGCTCAATAATTGATTCAATCTCTTTACTCTCATCTGGGAATACAGTCATTTTTACTTTCTCTTTATCTATCTCACGTGCTGGAATTTGGTTGTGGAATTGCTTGTATTTCTCAACAGGAGATGAGTTGATAATATCATTTGCGAAGTCGACAATTTGATTTGTAGAACGGAAGTTCTCGTTGAGTTCAACCAGTGTTACATCTTCAAATTCGTCCTGAAAATTCAGTATATTATTCACATCTGCATTGATGAAACTATAAATGCCTTGTCGGAAATCTCCTACAACAAATAGATTGTTATCCGTAATTTCTTTAAGTAACATCATATTAGCATGATTCGTATCTTGAAATTCATCAACCATCACATATTGATATTGGCTAGTGATTTTGTCTTTCAATTCTTTGTTATTTTTTAGCGAGTAGTACAGATCCACTAGCATGTCGTCAAATTCATATAATCTAGCTTCACGTGTTCTTTTACAATATAGATTGTACCCACGCTGTAACTCATGAAAATTATCTTTTGTTACTGTCTCCCCGTCTATATGAATATCTTCTCCTTCACGAATCATATAAGTCTTTTGTAGAGAAATACAATCTTGAAATACATGCGGGTCTACATCAAGTTCAAGCTCCTTATGTATGTCGTATATAGTCTTAATCTTCCACCATGACTTCATTAGCGATTTATTGTTGTAATGACTTGGGAAATTCTCTTTCATAAACCCATATGCAAATGAATGGAATGTTGACAAATGCACCATTTTAGCGAAGCTTTCTCCAACTAAATCAGTTAGTCGAGTTCGCATATTTTCCGCAGCTTCTCTAGTGAATGTGAGACCTAATATTGAACTTGGACTAACATTTTCATTCATAATAAGATTAGCGATTCGTGCCACAAAACTAGACGTTTTCCCCGATCCACTACCAGCATGAACGAGAAAATTACCCTCTTTAGCCTTAACGGCTTTTAATTGACTTTCTGTTAATTTCATAACCTCAACTCCTAAATATAGTTTCAACTCTTATATATAGTATAGCATGTTGTGTGTCTGCGGTCAATACTTTTAATGTATACTTTTATGAGAAAAATGATTAGAAATCTCTCACAAAATCATGAAAATTCATTAGTTTGATAATCAAAGTATCAACTGAAAAAAATTTTTTGGGTTGAAATAGCCAAATATGAATTTTCAGGACATACAAATATGGAGAAAGAAAGACAAAAAAATTTGAAAATTGGACTCGAGACTACAGAAGTGCCCAGCGGTTGATTATACATATTATAAAAAATCAAGACCCCTATTATACTTAGATTATACAGCGGCGAAAATCAACAATCTCTGAAAAATGTTTGCGGTTTTATTAAAATCGGGGGTTTTTGGTATTCGGGGAGCCTTCGGCTAAATTTACTCACAAATTTTTCAGTTTTGGGTTGACACGCCAAAACATTTAACGTATAATTGAATTACAACCAAAACATTTAACGTATTAAAATCGGTTGTGAATTAAGAGTTATGATTAAATTTTAGGAGATGATTATTTATGGGGATTGTTAATTCACGAAAAAGAACTGAAACTATTCAGGAGACTATGCAATTGCTTCAGAAATATACTGATGAGGTTGATAAATCAAAAAAGAAGAAGTTTATTTTTCCGAGAGGTATTGAGCATTATCTAGCATTTGATTTCAAACCAATAGATATCGCCGTTCTGGGGGCTCTTTGTTATCACACAAACTATTTAGATGAGCAGAAGGTTTTAAGAAGTGGAATAGTCTTGGTGGAAAATATAAATGTCATGCTGAATGGTGCGGGGGCGAGAGCAAGGGAATGTAAAAAAATACGCCAACATCTTAATAAAATTCAGCAATCAGAATTTATCCACTTGGACTGGATAGACAAAGACTCTTTCAAAATTAGCATTCAGATTATACAAGGGTACACCCTTATACCTGATTCTGAATTTGAGAAAATCTGTTTAGACGTAGATGATAATGGAATATCGAATACGCATAAGTATATTGCAATTTACTTAGCAATTAACGACTATACCATGAAAAATGGTGGCAACTCATCATATGTTTGCTATTGGTCATCAGAATATATTGGGATTAAATCAGGGGTATCTAAAACAACAATTTATCGCATGCTAAGAAAAATGGAAACTCGGAAATATATCGCACGCTACAACTACTTGTCTAACGAGTACAATCTAAAGACAAAAATAGCTATATCAAACTACTCGGATAGAGCACACTTAAGACTTGCAATGCAACATGAATTTGAGAAGAAAGACGGAAGAGTCTTCAAACTTTTAGACACAGAGAAAGAAACAATATAACACATTGAAAAGGAACTTATTATGACAAACGAAGCACATGAAAAGGAGTACGATTACGACTCATCGGATCACAAGTATAATTATAATCTTAAAGACACATCGGACAGAGGAAGTTTCATCGAACAGAAGCTAGGGTTTATCTGGGATATAGATAAATATAAGCTCATGGGATATAGCGATAGGAGTATGTCTAAGCGTGGGAAGTTTAATAATATTCCTAGACTCATAGACGGATATACTGGTTATTTTCTTGAATCGAAAGATGTAGATTCAAGTCGCAAAACAGAGTATAGCTACTTTGCAAGAGAACGAGATATGAAACGTCTAAAGAGTAATACAGTTCTATTCACGCAGAGTATTCCATTCGAGTCTGGATATACAGACCATGCAATGAACTATGATTACGAAGACAGTGTTTTATCGCCAATGGAGACATATGTATCAGACGGAAGCAACATTGACGGATTGCATCGTCCAGCTGACGAATTTGAGACTATTTATTCACGTGAGCTGAAAAAGGTCTTATCAATCAATTCATTGGATAAGTCAGGATATAAGAGAGTTTTAGCGTATAGCGTGGACATATTATATCATTCACGTGACGAAGAGCTTAAACAAATGGTTGAGCAGATTATCTTTAATTGTCGTATGCACGCACAAGATGAAGACGATTTAGATATTCTAAAATCATACATAAGTGGAAAAACAATGGAAGAAATATCCGACAAACTAGGAACTAACCGAAGCACGATAAGTCGGCGATTGGATAGAATGCTTGAATGGGTTTCATGATAGTGCAACATAAAGCAAGCAATATGCCGTATAATAGTGAAGGGGTATAAAAACATTATTGTTTTCACAAGCGGAAAATTGTGAGAGCATTGAAATATATTCCAATCTTAAATACAAAATACAAGAGTCCTCTTGTGGATTGTATCCTAATCGTCCATGTTATCGTCCAACATGGATTATCTTATCGGCTCTAGTGATTTAATTGAGTGCGATTCTCAATGCCGATATATTGCTATAAACAAAATTTAAAAGAGAGTGAGAGTGAAATATTATGGCAGTAGGTAAAAAAGAATTAGTAACAATGATGGCTGAAAAGACCAAGACAACTAAGAAGGCAGCAGGGGAATTGTATGACGCATTTGTTGAGTCAGTAACAGATATGTTATTTGACGGAGAAGACGTTGCAATTAGTGGATTAGTGTCATTCAAGAATGAGCACAAACCTGCACACAAACGTACAGTTTACTTTAGTGGTAAACCAGAAGAAATTCAAGTAGAAGAACGTATTGCTGTTAAAGCTAAAGCATCTAAAACATTAGAGCACTAAAATACAAGAATGCGTTATTCACTTTTCTAAACTTAACATAGAATCGCGTAAAAAGCGGTTGGCTGTATCTGGAGGATTAAAGCATGCTACGGGGGTTCAATTCCCTCGGCAGTCTTAAGCAATTCGCATTGCTTAGTCGTGCACAAAAAGATCAACTTCCCTTCCTTTTCTTTTTGCCCTGTCGACAAGCGACATAAATACTTGAAACCTTGACATAGACAGTTGTATATGTCTAAAAAACACCTATCTCTGCGGGTATGGTTTACCGCAGATATATCCTAAACGCTTTAATACTATAGTCGTTAAGAATCACATTATAAATATTGCTTCACACACACACAATATTTAACCCATCTCCTACCCGGGTTCATAACTCTTATAATCTAATGTGTTTATGTGTTAAAGCGTTTAGGATATATAAAAAGATAGGCTGTGAATACACTATGAGAGCGAGTGAGCGAATAGCGTTTATTGAAAAGGAAATAGATTACATAACAAGAAAGATTGAAGTTATTTTATCGCAAGAGGCATTAAATATCCATGAGATGTCAGATTTACATAGATATGCAGAAACTAGACTGTTTCTAGTTCGTACTCGAAATGAGTTGGTGTCATATGGGGATTGTTAAAGGTCAAAAGATATGTGTTCTATGCGGTAAGATTATGAGTGCTAACTATTTCTCACGGTCTGATCGAAATGAAAAATTCCACGATAATGTTGGTTTTTGTAGATCTTGCATATCTGAAAAAGTAGATGCTTCTAACCAAGATTCAGTTATAGATATGCTAAGAATGATGAATTTACCCTTTATTCCAAGTGCATGGAAACAAGCTGAAGGGATATTGAGTTCATCTCAATTTGGTGCATATCTTCAAATTATCAGTCATCAGAATAGAAAGTTTCCTGACTTCCTAAGCAGTGACTTAAGTGAGCACGTTGACAAGGAAATTGGAGATGAAGAGATGGCTAAATGGGGTCATCAAGAGACCGAAGAAGACTATCGTATACTAGAAGCGATATACAAATCATTGGCTGAAATTAAGAAGCCTAATGGACGTTTTGAAGAAGATAGATATGTACAAGCTGCTAAGCTGAAAAAGCTCTTAGATGAAGCTTTAGATAGCGGAGATTACAAAGCAGTAAAAGACGTGAGACGTGCTTATGAAGATGAACTGAAATCACTCAACCTAGATACGAAGAGTGAAACAGAAGAAATGACAATTGGACAACGTATTGAACAATACGAGGAACATGATCCAATTCCTAAACCAGATAAAGAACTACTAGATGTAGACGGTGTACAGAAATATATTACATCAAACTTCTTATATCCTGTGAAACGTATGTTCGGACTTGCTACCGAGGAAGAAGAGCAACAAATCTATGAACATGAAGGATATGACGGAGGTGGGAATATAGTTGAAAAAGACGAGTAGTTACGTTAGTCAAAAAGAACGAGACGAGAATCTTGCCCATTGGGTAGGATATTGGAGAGAGAATCCCCACCATTTTGTCCGTGATGTTCTTGAAATCGACTTATATTTATATCAGAAAATATTGTTATACCTAATGGATAAAAACTCTGTATTTATGTATATCGCTGCACGTGGAGCAGGTAAATCATTTATCATAGCTGTTTATTGTGTTGTGAGATGTATCTTGTATCCCAACACAAAAGTTATTGTTGCAAGTGGTACAAAAACACAAGCAAGGCTAATTATCAGCTCGAAGGTAGTGGACTTATACAATAAGAGTTTTATGTTGAGGCAAGAAATTGGAGCAATGCGTAATATTCGTGTTGGAGCGAATAATGCCAGTGTTACATTTAAAAACGGCTCAAAGATAGAAGCTGTAACATCGAGTGAGAACGCACGTGGTTATCGTGGGAATATTCTTATACTAGATGAGTTCCGACTTATCAGTAAAGATATTATTCAGAACACAATGATACCCATGCTTAACGTTGTCCGTACGCCACCATTCATGCTAAAGGATAAATATAGAAATAGCTATCCGCAAGAAGAGAATAAGACTATCTATATTTCATCTGCGTGGTATAAGTCACATTGGTCTTGGGAAGATTTCAAAACCTTCACAACCAATATGGCTAAAGGTAAAGACTACTGGACAATGGCAACTACATATTCATTATCTATATTCCATAGATTGTTATCAAAAGCTAAGGCTAGAGATGATAGAGCAGAGTACGATCAGACGAAATGGGCTATGGAGTATGAGGCTTTATTTGTTGGAGAGAACGAAAAGAGTTACTTCAAACTCGATGAGATTAATAAGTGTCGTACAATTACAAAGACATTTATTCCACCAACAAATGAGGAGTACCTAGAGAATCAATCAAAATCAAGACCTAAGAATTTAAGTAATATTCCACGCCAAAATACAGACACTGAGATAAGAATTATCGGTTTAGATGTCGCTTTAATGGGTGGAAATAAAAATGTTAAGAACGATAGCTCCGCCTTCACGTGTATGCGAATTACGCCAGAGAAAGGTCGCTATCGAAAAGATGTATTGTATCTTGAATCAGTTACAGGGTCAATATCTGCGAAAGATCTAGCCATAAAGTTGAAACGACTATACATAGACTTTGAAGCAGATTATGTTGTAATAGATACGAACGGTATCGGTACAGCAGTATTAGAGTCAGTTTGTTCACTTATTTATGATGATGAGCGTGACATGGAATACCAACCATGGTCGGTAATTAATAATGACGAAGAGAATGAACGACTCAAAACAAAAGGATTACCTGTTGTTTATGAAGTTAAGGCAACCGCTAAATTCAATAGTGATATTGCCGTTGCGTTGCGTGACGGATTCCAGAAGAAATCAATTAGACTACCTATCAATGACATTGAACAGAGAGAGTATCTAATTGAAAAAGGTGGTTTCTTAAAACAAGATCCTTATGAACAAAAACGACAATTGTATTCTTACTATCAGGCAACTAAATTAGCCAATGAGTTAGTTTCATTAGAAGCAACCATTTCAGCTGGTAATTTGAAGATTGTCGAAGTAGGGAAGTCTACAAAGGATAGATATACATCTATTGCTTACTGTAACTTCTATGCAAATAAACTAGAAAAAGAATTATTAAATGACGAGCCAGAAGATGAATATTCAGATTTCCTATTCTTTAATGGCTAATAGATTGGGGGTTGAACGAGATTACCGAAAAAGAATTAAATCAAGATCAGATTAATACACTAAATTCGTTCGATGACCCGAGCGTGGTCGATAGAGAATATAAAGAGTTTGTTCGTATGCAATCTGATACGAACCGAGTATTAAATCTTACTTCTCCTAGTATCATGGGAGATATTAATGCCGTACGAAACTTATTTAGTAACCCATTAGACAACTATGCGAGGATTGCTGGAGCGGTAGAAGAACTATTTAATACAAATGGTGTCATCAGAAGTATTGTTAAATACTTGCAATCACATGTTACATATAACCATTCTATCTATCCTATTGCGAATCAAGATAATATACATATGTCAGACAATCCTGCTGAATATATAGATATTGCCAATCAGGTTGAGAACTATAACATCAAGTATTTTGCACCATATTTTGTAAAAGAAATGTTAATCAAAGGGATTATATTCTTATATGAAATAGGAAATGACGATAGTATTTCATACTTGCAATTTCCTACATCATGGGGTCGTGTGTATGAAATGGATAACGGTTTATATAAATGGGAAATAGACATCTCAAACATTCGAGAAGTTGATGAAGAGCTATTGCCAGATGAAATTATCAAAGCAGTTGAAGCCTTTGCAAATGGAAATACTGACGGAGATGATTGGTCGAAAGACGGCAAATGGTATCGACTTTCAGATAAAGCATTTGCCATGACATTAGATCCTAGTGTTATGTCTTCTGGAGTAGCTATTTCAGAATTAGCAAATACTCTGTTGGACTCAGCAGCACTAGAAAATGCTAAACGTAATGTTGATGTAAAAGATGAATTAGATACTGTTCGATTATTACACGCTAAGATTCCAATTGATAGCGATGGGAAGATTAAGATGTCTCCTCAATTGGCTAAGCAATATAACATGCAAATTAGTCGTTCTCTACCAGAAGGAATTAAGAGTGCTGTGACACCGTTAGAATTGTCGAATATAGCGTTAAATGGTGGTGGTACACCTAATGCCTATGAAATGGTAGATAAGGCTGAGGAAAAGCTATTTTTGGCGACAGGGACACCTTCAAATATATTTGGAGCTGAAACAAGTTCATCACGAATTGTTCAGTTCGCTATTCAGAAAGATGCTAACTGGATATACACAAATGTATTCCCAGTATTAGAAAACTACTATAACTACAGATTGCGTAGTATGAGCACCGAATCAGGTATGCGGTGGAAAGTTAAGTTTATCCGTCAATCATATTACAGTATGAAAGAAGATATTGCCAATATGCAGGCACAATTATCATTTGGTGGTTCACGACTAGACTATCTAGCAGCCATTGGAATGGATCCTGCCGAAGTTATTGGAAAACTACGTATGGAACAAGAAATGCTCGATATTGATAGTATTATGACACCTAAACCAACGTCATACACGTTGTCAGGCGAAGGCGAAGATGGGTCGACACAAGGAAGCAAGCCTACGGGGTCGGCTGGTGCTGGCACGAAGAAACCTAAAACACCGTCTAATGTCGGTGGCAGTGGGGAAGTCGGCAGACCAGAAACAGATATTCCTAGCCCAGATACTGAAAGACAACGAGATGCACAATAAGGTTTTAAAAATATAATAGAAAGGGTGTTAGCTATTGAGCATTGAAGTAACAAAAACAAGAGTTCCCGTGTCAATCAATATGCAAGAGTCAACTGACGGTCGCTTTCAAAAAGTGAAAGTATGGATTGCACACACTGGAGAAAACTTAAATAACTCTTATTTTGAAAAAGAGACCTTAGAAAGCATGGTTTCAACTCTTCCGTATATCCCAATAGTTGGATATATCGAGGAAGATAAAGACGGAAATGAAGATTTTTCAGACCACCGTCAAGAATTAGTCATCATGGAAAATGGTATTAAAATGCGTTACCGTGGGCATGCTTATGGGTTTATCCCACAAGAGCCAAATGCAGCCTTTGAGTTCCGAGACGGAAAAGAATGGCTTACAGCAGACGGTTATATTTGGACTAAGTTTACTGACGCAACAGACATCTTTACCAATTCAAGTGGCAAGAAGTCACAGAGTATGGAGATACAAGATGTTGAAGGTACGGTAGATGAAGCAGGTCGATTAGTTATTACGCATGGATCATTTTCTGCACTATGTATTTTAGGCGACAATGTACCTCCAGCAATGAAAGGGTCGACTGTTGAATACTATACTAAGCATGATGAAAAAACGCTAAAAGAAGAATTAGCACACATGATTTTAGAGTTTAGCAAAGAAAGGAGCGATTTACAGTTGGAAGATTTAAAAGAGCAAGAAGTGTTTGAAGAACAAGACAACGAGCCAAGTGAATCAAACGATGTTCAAGAAGATCAAACAAGTGAGACTGTAGATAGTTTATCGGAATCTACTGAAAAAGAAGAAGCCGATAAGGAAGATGAAAAAGTTGAAGATTCAGAAGAAGAAGAAAATTCAAACGAATCAGACGAATCATTTAACAGTAAGCCTGTTTCAGTTGAAGAAGAATCTGGAGAGTCAGAAGAACCTAAGGAGTCCGAAGAGCCTGATGATAAATCAGATGAAACAGAAGATTCTAAAGAATCTGAGAAAGAGTTTAGCGAGTCTAAAAGCGAGCTAGACCAGGAGCCTGGATTGTTTATGCACAAAGAGTTTAAGGTGTCATACGAAAACATTAGCCACCAAATCGAGGCAATTTTAGAGAATGACGGAAAGACTCATTATGTCATTGAAACATACGACAATAACTTTATTGCACAGACATGGAATCTCAATGAAGACAATGGCGTGTATGAATATAAATACATCAAAGGGTATTACGATGTAAAAGATGGAAACGTTTCTATCCAAAAAACAGAAGATGTATTCCCAGAGTTTCTAACTAAGCAAGAACTTCAAGCAATTGAGATTAATCGTGCAATGTACACGAAACTCGAAGAAGAAGTGCGTGAGCTAAAAGAATACAAACAGTCGCATGAATTAACTCAAAAAGAAGAATTATTAAAAGAGTTCAGTTCATTAGATGACAAAGTGTTAGAAAGTATTCGAGACAAGTTCAACGAATTGTCTACAGAAGAAGTTCAAAAAGAATTGGCTTTTGAATTATACAAAACAAATGCTGATAAAGAAAAAAATAAAAAACAAACATCAAGCCCAGTTCGAGTTTCTAAGTTTACTCAGAAAGAAACATGCGAATATGGAGACTTGGCAAAATACGATTACTAAAAGGAGACTAGATACAGATGTCATACGTAAGATTAGATAAAATTAAATCATCTGCTCACATTGAGACATTCGTGCACAACGAAGACCTAAAAAACGGTCAATTCGTTAAAGTAGGAAAAATCTTAGAAGAGCATGGTGGAGAAGCCGTTGAGGTTAAAAAAGCAACTTCTGATGCAGAAGCAAAAGCTATTGTAACGACTGTTCACGGAGTTTACCAAAACGGAAAAGACTTTGACATTACTAAAGAAGTGACTAAGGCTGGAAAAGCTGGACGTGCACACGTTATTGAAACTGGTAATGTTATCAGCTTCTTAGTACCAAACGACAAAGCCAAAGAGTTCAAAGCTGGAGACAATGTTGGAATTGGCGATGATGGCTTAGGTATTAAAAAAGCTGATAGTGGAGAAGGAATTGGACAGGTTCAAGCTGTTGAGTTCCAACCAAACGTAGGCGACTTAGTTGTCGTTCGTTTTAAATAATTAAGATAGAGGGGTTAAATTTATATGATTGAAGCAAAAGATTTAGCGAAACTATCTCGTGACCTTTACAATGGTAAAGAAGTTGTTTTTGACAGCGGTAACTCAGGCGAGAAAGTTTTACGTAACGTTATCTTTGATGCACTAAAAACAAAAGATGGCGAGAAAATTGACTATTACAAATTCCAAGAAAACAAACACAAGTTCTTCCAAATCATTTCAGTAGCAGTAGATGCTGCACTACCTACAGTTCTTACAAATGAACTTGACGGATTAGCGGAAGTTCGAAACATTAACCACGGGGACGAAGTTAAATTCGACTTTGAGGACAATGGTTTATTCCGTGTTGGTTTAGTTGCATCTGGTACTCGTGACCTTCGCCGTCAAGAACTAGTGGGCGGAAGCTTCACTATTGACACAGATTGGTATGGAGTTAAAGTTTACGCTGAGCTAGAGAAATTCTTAGCTGGACACGTAAACTGGAGAGCTTACATTGACCGTGTTGCACGTTCATTCTCTCAATTCATTCAGTCTAAGATTCACGAAGCATTCGTTGACTCTTATGATGCTTTACGTGCTACACGTAAACAAGAAGGTACATATGACGAAGACCAGTTACTTGAATTAGTAGACCACATTGCGGCAGCAGCTGGTGGACGACAAACAGCGATTTATGGCACTCGTTCTGCACTACGTAAAATCTCTAAAGATGACAAAGTATTGCACTCAGACGGCATGAAAGATCAAATCAACAAAGTTGGTTACCTAGGCACTCTTGCTGGAGTCCCATTGATTGCATTACCAAATGCTTACAAAGCTGGTACAGAAGAGTTTGCATTAGACAAAGATACTCTACTTATCTTGCCACAAAATGAAAAACTTGTATCTGTTGCGTTTGAAGGACAAACACTTGCACGTGAAGGTTCACAAGAAGAACGTAACGATATGCAGATTGAATTTGAAACATTACGTAAACTTGGTGTACAAGTTGCACAATCAGCTGTTTACGGTATGTACAAATTTAGCTAATAAATAATTATATAGAGTGCAAACCTTAGGCGATACATTTGCCTAAGGTGCACTATAATAATTACACATTGGGTAATTAAGGGAAGAGGGAGAGAGATTATGCCAAAGCGTGTTAATCGAGATACGGAAGTTATTATTGTTAATAATACTAAAGGTGGTTTTAGTGAGCGTATTCCAGGCGGTATTTCTATTGTTCTTAATGAATATGGAGATACGGCATACATCAATCACGGGGAGCTAGTTAAGCTACTAGGTCGTGGTCGAGCAGGACGGCGTAAGTTTGAAAAAATGGATATTGTTATTTCCGAAGTTGTTACTGACGGAGTTACCATTAAAAATATTACAGACGAACTACGTTTAACTAAGCCATATGAAGAATTGCATGGACTTCTAGACACAGAATTTACAGACGATATTGATTATATTGATGTCGATGAGATTGATTTATTTCTACAAGAATGTGAATATGATGAGCTAGAAAAAATTATGAACAACAAAAAAAGCTATGTCCGAAAAACATTGGCAGAGCATGCAGCAGACTTGCATAAACGTGGCGAATTAAACGATTTTAATAAAATGAGTATTATCGCTACTGGTTTAGGTCAAAATGAGCGTGACATTCAAAGTTTTTGGACAGATATTAGAGAAGCTAATAAGTATCAAGTATAAGTGGTGGTTAAATGCAGAATACCGAGTTTGAAGAAGTTTACCGCTTATTCCTAGCACAAATAGATGACTACGAATTAGGGTTAGTAGACTATGACGAATTACGAGAAGTGCTGTCCACGTATTTATTAAATGCACTAGAGTCATTACACGAATTAGAGGTAGATTATGACGAAGTAGACTTTGAAAATGAGCTATTCAGTCATAAATTGACTCGTATTGAGAAGAATATCGTAGCGAAAGCTATGACACTTGAATGGTTAAGAACTCGGATATTTAGAGCAGACCTTATGGAACGTGATATTGGAGACCGAGACCACATGGCTATTCAAGGGGATAGATACTTAAAAGAAATGTTGCCACTTGAAAAGAAACTAGACGAAGATGTTCGTCAAATGGTAATTGATTTCAACTGGCAGAAAGAGCTGTAATTATGACTGATTACTTAGATACGTATCAGTTGAAAATGCGTAGACGTGGGCGCAATCGTTATGAACGTAATTATAACAAGAAAAAACGCAGCTTTGATTACTGGTTTGCACAAGCGTTAAATAAAGAAGAATGCTTAATTGACGGAGTTCCTGCTGAATTAGTATTCCAGGATCATTCACAATCCAATACTAAGGGTTTATCAGATGACAAATATGTTATTGCTGACAATATGACTAAGATAGACATTGGATCTTATATTGAATGGCGAGATATGGAATGGTTAGTTTATAATGGGGAGCAAAAGACTATACCAACGCACCAACAGTATCAGATACAAGAAGTTAACTGGACTGTTAAATGGTTGCGTAATGGCGAAATCATCAACAATGGAAAAGGTTATGGAGCACATGTTCGTAACCAAACACTTTATACATTGGGTGTGTCCTTTGCTGGAGATCTGGCTTCATTGGCAAATGCTAAAATGATGATGTTCTTGCAAGCGAATGACGATACAAGAAACATCAAAATAGGTCAAAGACTTTACATTGGTAGAAAAGTTTATAAGATTTTGTTCGTAGATGAGATCTCACGAGACGGAATTGTGAACTGCTTAATGGAGCAAGACCAAGAGCATAAAGACTATGATAACCCAGAGTTGAGAATAGCAGATTACTATCGAGACGGCAAAAACCCGTCTATGAATGCACAAGTAAAACCAAACAATCCAACTGATAATCAGACAGATAGTACTGAGGAAGTTGAGTTGACTGGAACAGAGCAAGCCAGAATATCAAGTACACATATATTCAGATTATCTGAAACTAAACATGTCGTCACAGAATGGAATGTTGTCAACTTTAATAGTAATAACAACCCATTCCAAATTAAACGCAAAGATGAAAAAGAAATTGAGTTGCACTTTAAAGATGAGTTCCGTAATATCGGAGATTTAGTAACTATCTTTGCAACATTAGATGACGGACGTGTAGTTCAAAAAGCAACTCGAATAATCAAAAAGTATTAGGGCAGAGAGTGTGAGAGTACATAATGGTTGAATTACATAGCTTGACTGAGCCGAGAAAGACAAAAGCAGAAAAGAATGCGATTTCTCGAATTACAGAATGGAAGAGTGTCATTATTGATGCCATCATGAATGATGATGAGCTAACTAAGCTCTTGCATTATGACACGACAGATGCTTCATTTAGACCAAGCCTTACAGAAGAAGAGAGAAGAAATCTATATAATACCAAGATATTTGGTTATCGTTATAACCCAGAAATTGTCGATGAAGCGACACAGTTTCTTACGATTGGTGTATCAAGATTCGCTCCTCGTGAAGGTTTCCGTAAAGTGTATGAAAACTATACAGACGGTTTTATCTACTTCTATGTTGTTGTAAATCAACAAAACATGGAGTTAGAAAATGGGTATCGTCAAGATTTAATGGTTAATCGTCTACACGAATTGTTCCATGACAATAGATTTATTGGATTGGGCAATTTAAAATGGGCGAACCTAGTTGAGAATTGGGAACATGACAACAAACTAGGAGGATATGCACTAGGGTTTAGAGTAACGGAGCTGACATAATGGCTAGTTACTTGTTCCAAAGTGTTGTCCCATATAACGATAACATCAATATACATCAACCAACTGTTGAAGAAGTATTAACGTCCGATGAATATAAAAAGAGTAGTCAGATTGTCTGTATGTCTGTTCGAGCAATGTTTTCAGGCATACCAAGACATGTCGATGAAATTGAAGAAAAATATCCTACAACGTTTGATATGGTCTTTTCAGAAGAGATGTCACACATGCTAGAGGAAATGTTTAAAGTCGAAAGTTTATCAGAGGTTATCATCAATTCACTTGCGTATTGGACACATACGCACCCACAAGACTATAAGATTTTACACAATAGCCAAAAGATAGTGAACGAATCTAAAGAATGGATCATTGATCGTGAAGAGTTTGAAAAATTCCAAAAAGTAGTTAGAGCCATTACGTGCTATGCACCTAATGAAGACTTAATTGCCCCTAAAGGAATATCGTCAAGCTCTGACAGACGTATTGAGATATTTGAAAATGTGTACAAAGGGCGACTACGTAATCAACAAAAAATCAACTCTTCACTTGAAAGAAGTATAATTATTGCCCAAATTTCAGACGGATATATTCCGATTGAAGAAATAAAGAAAATGAACATCTATCATTTTAACAAGCTATCAGAAGCGATAGCTGAAAAAGATAGATACAGAATAGAATGGGACGTTTATGTTTCATCTAAATTTATGCCAACAACTGGCAAACTTAGCGTTCCAGAAAGCTGGAGAAAAGCATTTAAGATATAGATTATCTTAGATTAAATTAGGAAATAAAGGAGCAAACATATATATGGCAACTTATGGTATGAAAGACGCCTCAAACATGATTCTACGTAGTTTGAAGACAGGCGACATTGCGTTATACGTAGATTACGCTAACGCTTCAAACAACGAGTGGACTTCTGAGCGTACATACGCTACTAAAAAGGGTACAAATGCAATCGCATGGGACGGTGCTCGTGAGGGTACATTGACAGTTGAATCTGAGCTATTCGACTGGAACTACTTGGCACTTGTAATCGGTGCTGAGATTGCAGAAGGCGAAAACTCAGTAATGCAACGTAAAGTTGTAGAAGTTAAAAATAACCGTGAAGCACAATTAGAAGGTCAAGTTAACGCTGACTCAATTACAGTTGTTAAGTTGAAATCTGATGGATTAGAGCACGATGGTATGCCATTGAAATCAACAACTGGTTCACGTAGCTTGTTACCTAAAACACCTTCTAACGTTACAGCAAATGCTAACGACACATCTGTTGTCTTAACATTTAGTGCTGTTGATGGAGCTGATGAGTACGTAATTGAACGTGATAGCGAAACAATCGCAACAATTACAGAAAACTCATACACAGATAACGGGTTGACTGCTTCTTCACAACACAACTACACTGTTACAGCTAAAAATGCTTACGGAACTTCTGCTAAATCAGCACAAGTTGAAGTAACTATGGCGGAATCAGGAACTTCTGACCGTACTGCTTACAAAGAAGATGAGTCACAAGCTCAACAGCAAGCACAAGCAGCTGGAACATTGAGTAGTGCAGGTCAAGCAACACCTTCATATGAAGTAACTGGTACAACAGTTAAATTCAACGAAAATACTAAAATTGGCGACAAATACGCAATTTACTACGAAGAGCGTGCTAAAGACGTTCGCACAATTAGTATTGATGCTGACAAGTTCCCTGACTCATTTGAAATCTACGCAGATGCGTTAGTTCGTGAACAGGAAACTGGTAAAGATGAGTTCGTTCAGATTCACTACAAGAACGCTCGTCCACAGTCTAACTTTACATTAACTCAATCAGCTACTGAGCCAACGTCATTATCAGTAACATTTGACTTGTTTCCTGGTGCAGACGGTAACTTGGCTGAATACAAATTAGTTAAATAATTTTAACAATTTAAATAACTAATAAATGAATAGATGGGCATAGCCGACATGTTTTTGACATCGTTGCCTATGTCCATTTTTATTATAATTAACATATTTTTAACATAAAAATATATATTGAAGCGTTGACATTTATACTATAAAATGCTATAATGTATTTATAGTTTTTGTGTATATTTGTTAATTGAAAACTGCAACTAATAACGAATGTTAGTTTTATACAACAAGTTGACTTATCAGGAGGTGAAACGAATGGAATATACATTCTATAAAGGACAAAAATTTAGAATCTATCCAACGGATGAACAAATTCAATTTATTCGTCAAAATGAAGGCAACGCACGTTTTGTATGGAATGAATTAAGAGAATATTTGATGAACAGCTATGAAAAAAATAAAGATTTTAAATTCCCGTCAAAAAACGAATTAACTAAAATGGTAACTGATTTAAAGAAGGAACATGACTTTTTAAAACTTTCTGAATCATCGAGCTTACAATTTGTAGCTAGAACATTACATGACACATTCGTAAAGTTCTTTAATAAAAAAGCAGGGTTTCCAAAATTTAAACGTAAGAGTTATAGTGGTTCGTTTACCATGCAAAAGAATGGAAAGGGCATCAGAAAAGAATCAAATCATTTCTTTAGAATACCAAAGATAAACGGGTTGTTAAAATCTCAACGTATTAAATTGGACGGAAACATTAAGAAAGCAACCATCAGCTTCACTCCTAGTGGTAAATACTATATGACAGTTTTAGTGGAATGTGAAAGCCAAACATTTCATAAGACAGGAGATAAAATAGGTATCGACATAGGATTAATTGACTTTGCTGTTCTTTCTAATGGAATTAAAGAAAAAATGCCGAAATTTCACAATCAACACAAACAGAAACGATTGATGTGGGAGCGTAAGTGTGCACGTAGAAGAGCGTTGGCTAAAAAACGTTTAGGTGATGATTGGCGTGAAGCCAAAAATTATCAAAAAGCACGTAAAATGGTGGCAAAGTATCGCAATAAAGAAGCCAATCAACGTAAAGATTTTCTTCAAAAGCTATCCACTTATTTAGTCAAATCGTATGATGTAATTATCATGGAAGGTATTCGTTCATCTAACTTAATGAAAAATCATAAATTGGCTGAATCTATCATGCGAAGTGCTTGGCGAATGTTTAGAGATTTTTTAGCCTACAAGTGTGAACGTTATGGAAAAGAATTAATTCTTGTTAATCCGAAAAATACAACACGTGTCTGTTCATCTTGTGGAGTTAATGGTGGAAAGAAAGAATTATCCATTAGAGAGTGGCAATGTCAATCATGTGAAGAATTGCATGATAGAGATATAAATGCAGCAAAAAATATTTTAAATAAAGGGTTAGCGTTAAATTCACAATGTTAATATAATCCAATTAAAAGAAAAAAGGTTTGGGGCGAACCTTAGTAAAATAGACGTGTAAGACTATCATGTTCAATTCATGAATTGAACATGATAGCAATGTTGTTCCTAGAAAAATTCTGGCTGAACGGTCAAAAGCTGGTCACTTTAGTGACGAGTAGCTCACACCTCCCTGACATCGTTTTTAATTGTAGTTTTGAGTAAACACACGTATCTAACATAGGCAATAAAGAAATACATAAAGAAGTGGTGGTTCAATGACGGATCAAAGTACTGAGCAACAACCTGTTAAAAGACCTATAGTAAAATATCTAAATGGCAGAAATGGTACATATGAATACGCCACTGTTATAGACATTGGCGACTTAAACAATTTAAAAACATCATCTAAAGAAGATGTTGTAAAAGCGATTAACTCTTTAATTGACGGGAATTTCTCCTTAAGTGGTAAGGCATTAGGGCAAATTCAGGACATGCAAAACAAGTTACAGCAAGCAGGAATGGGTGGACAAAACCATTTCTCGATGTCTTTAGTCAATAATTTAGGGTGGACAGCAGCTAACATTCTACGTGAAGCTGAGTCTCACAAAGGGTATTCGTTAAAGGTAGAACCAGGCGAAAAATGGACTATTTACCGACTAGGCAACACAAATAATAGATGGAGATTCTATTGGTTAAATCAAAAGCCAGCAGACGGAGCTCCCGTATTAGACGTAGCGTTTAGCGAAGATAGTCAAAAACCTAATACACCTAATGTAGTAGAAGTGCCTGACGGTGTGAGTTGGGGTTTCTTGTACCTGTCGAACCGTAAGAGTGATAAAATTCCGCCAATCATGATTAATAAGGGCGATGAGCCACATGGTTGGACACCTTCATCAGAAGACCATAATGACGGTTTAGGGTTAACAACCGAGATTGAAATGGTAATAGATGAAAATAAAAAGCGTATTGAAGAATTGCGTTCTAAACTAGATGAACGTACTTTAAATCTTGAAAAAGAATATCAAGAAAAACTAAAAGAGCTATCAGACAAATATACACGTGAAATGGCTGACCTAGAAACCTCAGTAGAGAACGCCAAGGCGACTATTGAAGATACAAAAACTAATCTAGAACGTGTTAAGCAAGAACTAGGCGAAGCTGATACGCTGAATTATAAAAAGCTAGAGCAAAAGGTAGACGAAGTTAATAACACAATCACACAAAAGATTGAAGAACGTGATTTTGACAATCTAGAAGCGACTGTTAGAGATCATACAACTAAGATCTCCCAGAATGCAAAAGATATTGAACTTAGAGCGACTAAGCAATCTCTAGACCACACAACTGGTCGTGTATTGGCGGTTGAAAATAAGGTAAATGTCAATTCAGAAGGTATTGCAGCTTCACTTAGAAAAGATGAATTACGTGAAAACCTACAGCCGTTAGGTGTATATCCAGAGAACTTGTTACGCAACACAAGGCATTGGGATAATTGGGAGCAGGGTACACCTACTAAGGTTACAGTAGAAAACGATACATACCAACATACAAGTATACTTAGATTTGATGATAACGAAGGTTCTGTGACTGGTCGTGTAGACGGATTAGAAGTAGGAGAAACCTACAACTTGTCTGTATGGGCAAAATCAAGTAATCGTGAGACAAAGCTTATTGCACGTATTGGCAATACAGAACATACATTAACTCATGTAGAGTCGAATAATGACCGATTAAGTGATTCATGGGGAAGATACCAATTTAACTTTACAGCTGTAGATGAGTCAACCGATATTCGTTTCAGACCTGATCGACAAAGACGTGGAGCACAAACACGATTAGCAGGAGCTAAAGTTGAATGGGGTACTAAGTTCTCAGGTTGGAGAGAACACTTAGAAGATATTACAGACCGTGTAAGCAACTTAGAGACCACTATTAAGGTTGAGACTGGAAAAATTGCAACACGTGTGAGTGAAGTCACAGAAACGACTGGGGAGAGTATAAAAAGTATACAGCAAGAGAATACACGTCAACAAAATGAAATAGATGCCAACAAACAAGGTATTACTGAGGCAAAAAATCTAGTTGGAACTGAGATTGAAAAAGTAACTAAAGTTGTTACTAAAAACTCAACTGAGCTTACACAACTAAGCGATAGTATTCAGGCTTCTGCTCAACGAATGACGGAGATAACAAAACAAGTTGGCGACACAGCTGAAAACATAAAAACTGAGTTGCGACAAGAGTTTGCACAACTCACAATTAAACCAGACCAAATTACAAGTATTGTTAAAGAAGCAATTTCAAATAATCAAATTAACTTAAACTTTGACTTGGACGGTCGCAACTATGTCCGTAATTCAGACTTCTTCTTAACTACTGGCAGCAACAATACTCTTATGCACTGGACAGGTGTAAATAGGTTGTGGGAAGTTGTTGACGTAGCCGAAAAGAAAAAAGGAATCAAGGCTACACGTAGAGGGTTATCGTCTAATCAAGAAGCCGCTATGTATAGTAATTACTTCCCTATTGCAACAGGAGATAAAGTAAATAATTGCGGTTTGATATGAACTTTGAGATCTAAAACAATTCGCACTATTTCACTGCTATATTGCCCTACCCTGGCTTGCGC